TAATACTTACTATGCCCCGAATATGGTTGATGTGGTTAAACTGCTGGATTAAATATTATTTCTAATAACAGGCAAAACCCGATTCCAACTTTCATCGCTCCAATGCCCAACCTCAAAATCTTGAGTAATTCGCTGAATAATCGGTTGTGTTCTTTTAAGTTGAGAGTGATATTCCGTAGCTTGTCCAAAAGCTTGACCTGCTAACGAAGAATTTAATAAATTTAACGGCTTCACCAAGTCTTGACTAAATTCAACCATTCGCAACGCAGAACGCCAAAGCCAAGCAAGTTCTTTTAATTCTTCTTCCGTAAAATGAATATAGTATTGTTTTACAGGGGTAGTATGTTGATAACGTCCCGTTTTTTCTGATTTGTGGTAAGACTTCCTCAAATACCCACGTTTCAAAAGGTTCGGCTTCTGGCTTACGTGATTTAATGATTAACCGATATAAATTGGGTTCGTTAATAAAAATAGCTTCTTTTTTACCACTAGGATAGCTGATATAGCGTTTTGCTATACCAGATTGTTTACAATGTTTTTTCAAAGCATCTGGCGCATTGGTGTAACCTAAGATAGTGCAAACATCTGTACCACAAAACCAAAATTCACCAGTTGGATCAGTAATTACACGGACAGCGTTTGAATGAAAATTAAAAGTATTGAATTGAATTTGATTTGACATATTTATGCCTCTTGTCTGATGTTTAGTATAACGATCACTTTAGTATGGAGATCGGGCTTCAACTACCGCATCAGTCGGCGGAACTTATTTCCCAAGAGGGTATTGTATTAGGTTCTCTCGACCCGATCATAGATCGTTACTAGACTAAACACTTAACAGATTTATCTGGTTTCAACTACCGCATTTGGACGGCGGAACTTATTTTCCAAGAGGGTATTGTATTGACCTGATGATAACCTATTAAAATTTAGGCATAAAAAAACCGCTTATGCTGTCGGGTGCGGATTACCGCTGATGTTGTAGTGCGACTATCCTAACCCGATAACATAAAACTGTCAAACTCTCCTCGCCTTTTTCCGCTCTGCATACCGCACCACATCGCCTGCAATCCAGCGTAAACTTGAACTTCTCTTGCGAATATCTCGTTGTGACGGAATTTCTACCGGACGAGGAAAAAGCGGATCAACAATCACGGCACCCCGAATATGACGCTCGCTTAACTTAAAATACACTGCAATATCCGCTACTGTCCAAAGTTCTTTACTTTCATCATTCAATGCGGATTTTTGTTGTTGCAATAACAAGGCTTCTACTGTCTGCAATTTCTCGAATAACGCTTGATTAGATACCTGTTCCATTAATAGCTTTTCCTTCACTTCTACCATCTCACACCTCAAAACTCACTCTGCAAAATCCGCAATTCATCCATTTCGCAAGATAACACCTCCGTTTTACTGATTCTGATGCGCCGATGTTTTGCCAAATAAACAAACTGATCGTCAGTCAAACGAATTTTCTTGCTCAATAACCAATCACGTTTGCGACTGATCAACACCGACAAACGTTCTTCATCACTTACATCGTCTATTTTTTCACCCGAACATACCTCCTCTTGATAATTGTTTAAATTTTGCTCCGTACAGTTATTGACAGAACTCCAAGCGGCGCTGCGCGCCGATATTAATTGAGCGTCTGATGACGCTTGTGCCTTATCCTGCTTCCGCACCAAACGCCACCGCTTCAAACGCGTCAACACCACCTCAACCCCTGATTTCAACTGGTTGAAAACACCAATCACTTTCTTGCTAATCTCACCATATTTATTTGGTTCGCGCTCTGTATAAGCGGAACGCGCCACCAACTCCTTACGACTGACAAACGCACCGCCTTGCAACTGCGTGTACTTCGTCCAATCGCCATCGTCTGCCGCCTGAATTAACGCATCTATCTGCTGATCACCGACTAACTGCCCGTGACGACGGCGCAACTCACGCCACACCGACACCGGCGCACCGCCAATTTGCTGAAACTGCCGAATGCGCCACTTAGACGCCCACGCCGACACATTCCTCGCCATATCTTTCAACTTCTCACCGGTTTCATCGTCCACATCATCATCACACGCATAACCATCAATGTTTTTGGCGATATATTTGGCAACGTAACCGGTCGCTGATCCTTTCTCCCAATCAATCGCTTTTGCGGCAAAACGGTGTTCTTCCGCACCGGCTTCATTGCCGTCTTCGGCAAGCGCATATTTCGCAAAAATTGCCCGCACGGTATCCACGTGCTGTTGCTCCAAAAAAAACAACATATGCCAATGCGGTGTGCCGTCGTGATGCGGCTCAACCACACGAAAGCCAAAAATATTAATACCACGCCGTTTTAATGCTGCCCGAATGCGGGCAAAGACTTGACATAAATAATCTTGCGTATCACGTGGATTGCTAAAGTTCCAGTTTTTCACAAAACCGCCTTTAGAATGGATAGCGTGATAAGAGGAGGGGGCAGTCAAGGTATAAAATTCGCCGACATAACCATAAATTTTTGCCAACTCTTCAAAACCGCGCATACGGTTCATCAGCTCGCAACGGCGTACGGCAGGATTAGACACTGTCTTATAAAACATCTCATCAAGCCCGATAATTTCCGCTTCATCATCCTCGTTGATCAGCTGCATCTGCTTGATAAAATCTGTATTTTTTCGGCGTTGATAACGCCATTCCGACACTGCTTCAAAACTGGCATACGGACTGGCTTTCGCCTGCACCTGACCGACTGCAATCGCTAAATGCTCGCGCAAAAAGGAACGTTTTTGCCACAACTGATTGCACCACCACTCCTCATCGCACATTTTCAAAATCGCTGCACCGATCTCTTTGCGCAAAATCTTGCCGATATGATATTTATGCCAAAACGGCGGCGTAATACCTTTCAGATCGGTCAATCTCGCCAATTTGTAATACAACGCTTTCAACTTGGCATCAATCGCCTGCTTATCGGTGCAATTTTCCAATTCACGTTCAATAAAATCCTGATAAAGCACAAACTGCTCATCTGCCATCCGTGTTGCAAAACGCTCAACATCCTGCCGATTAAACTCGTGCAACGCGACCTCTTTTAACGCCCCTTTGATGCGGTTGCCGTCATCATCAATCTGATAACATTTTGCGGTGGTTTTGGTGACATTTTTGCTGATCGGGTGACGTTTAAGCACCGCCTCAACACGCTCAAGCACCCCATTGTCCAAGGTGGTGCGCAGCCAAGTGTTTGCAGCAAACCGCCCACTTTGGCGGAAAAGCCGCAAATAGCGATTCACAAAATATTTGCTCAACGAATCAGGCAAACCCTGAATTTTGCTGATGCCGAAACGGAAAATATCCTCATCGCCACAATTAAACAGCTGATACTGCACCGGCGTTAATCCTGCCGGCGCAACACGTTCAACCTGCACATAATCGGCAGCCTGTTTAATAGTGGCATAACGTGTCATTTTATAAATCCCTTACTCTGATCACTGATTCTGTCATCTGCTTCATCATCACGTCGGCGACATCAAATATCTCAAGCGGTGAACGATCTGTCTTGCTGAACTGCTCACGCAACGCATCCAACAAAAAATCATCAAAATGCGCATACTCCACCACATCGTGCGGCACCCATCTGCCGATCTTGACATCAAACCGATAATTGACGCGCTGATAACCGTTGCCACGCTCCGCACGTTGCACATAAAAACGATCGCCATACACATCAAAAAACACTTTCTCACTCATTGCCTGTTCCTCTTCAATCTGCCAATTAAGCCAATTAACTATTCAACGCTTTCAATAACTGCCCGAAACGATACGCCTCACGCCGATAACGCCCCGCACTGGTCAACAACTTAATCCGCTCACGGCGAGGGCGAAATTTACACAACCCCAAATAACCCAACGCACTTTCAAACAAGTAATAATTGCTAGCTGCCACCATCGCTTTATCAATTTTCATAACTCACGCCCCAATCAATTTTCAAAAAGTCCTTTGTCCGCACCGGCTGCTGAAAGGCTTTAGAAACCATCTTCATCAACCGCACCGCATTGCCGATTTTTTCGCGCTCAAGCGCAGAGTAGTCACGCAAATGCGCCTTAAATTGCACCATTGCCACATTAGCAAGTGCCACTTTTTGCATATGCGACAACTGCTCAAACTGGCGTTCCGCCGCAAATTCCGATTCACCTAAAATACGGTGAATTTCTGCCCAACTACTCATCGCTTGCCCTCGCACGTTATCGCCTAACTTACCGCCCTAATTTCGCAAACAACCACTGCAAAAAGGTTCTCGGCTGCCGCTCCAAATCCGTTACACGCTGTTGCAAATTCTCATTTGCCAAATTAAAAATATCGTTACGACTGGTTAAATAGTTGTTCATCCGATGTTGTTGCAACACAGCACGCTCCACCGCCTCAACACGTTTCACCAACTCAAAATAACTCACACGCTTTTTGTTGCGGTCCACCACTTTTTTGCTTGATTTTTGTCTAATCATTGTTCAAATCCTCAAATTTAGGGTGCAAAAAACCCGCCCTTTGCGAAAAGGCTATAATTTGCACAGTGTTTTAATTAAAAAAGAATTACGACTGTTGTTCTGCTTCGAACATATCCAACGTTTTATTGTCCATCTGCAACAACGGCTTATTGATGCGCAGTGCTTCCGGTCGCTCGTGATAAGTCGGTGTGGAAACCCGAGTAATCTGGCTTATCACATCTAACTTCGTGCCGCAGTTGTTGCAAAACAGCGTCACATTAATCACCAACAACCCCGCTTTTTCTGATGATCGCACTCTTAAATTTGCACTGCCGCAATTCGCGCAGCGATGGTCGATAGTTGCCATTCGCACCTCTTATTTCAAACTCAAATTTTTCAACACGTCCTCAACAATTGCCATAATCTTATTACGGATCACCGTGTTAGGAATTGGCGTCACCACTTGAAAACGCTTGACAGCTGCTGTTAAAATCAACAACTGGATCAACTCAACAGCAACGTCCATCGCTTTTTCATCTAACGCATCCACCACAGGAGCAAAAAATGCCATTTGACGATAACAACTTATTTCCCCATCTAACGGCAACCCCAAATGATGGCTTAACCGCAGCACCAGAGAAAACGGCACGTTTCTATAAACCGGCATATCAGCATTTTTGTGCTGCGCTGACGGATTCTCTGACGCATTGGGCTGCGCAAGATTTTTCTGATAAAAGGCTTCGCCAATTATACGAATTAGGTTTAAAGACAAATCTGTTTCAACCTGCTGACGTGGCTTGGCACCTTCGCCGGACAATTCGCCGGCTTCACGAACAGGGCTTGCATAAACAAGCCGATCAACTTGTCGCGCTTGCCCTTGCAATTCATTCAATGCTAGAAGCGGATATACCGCTTGACAGTTATTCACAGGATTAATGTTTTGATTCATACACACCACCTTAAATTTTGTTAAACTGTATTCCCCAATCTATCTAACTAGGAAAAATTTATGGATACTAAAAATTTAGAAGCTCGGTTAGAAAAGTTAGAACAGCAAATACAAAAACGCATTGATCGCCAAAATTTATTTGCTACCATTATTTCTCACCAACTAGAACAACTATCACTTAATACTCATCTTTTAATTTCGCTCTTGCCGCCGTCGGTCGATCTAGAGCCTCTTTCACAATTTTATCTAAAGCAGATTGAAGATTATCAACAGTTAAAACAGCAGCTCTCACCTGATGACGACACTGGCAGGGATTACCTAAATACACTGATAACCGATTTACAACAAATACATTGTCAACTGACCGAGAAAAATTGACTTTCGTGTTTAACGTCTTACTTGTAGGGCGTTTTCTAATTTTTGCCATTCACACCACCTTTCCTTTATAAACTTGCTTTAATTGTGTCCCAATCAACATCAGGGCGGAGATCTCTTGCGGTTACTTCACCGTTGCTAATCTCGATAATTTTCGGAATGTATTTCACATCCATTTTCCTACCGTTTACCCACTTAAATACAGTTGGCTGACTAACATCACAGGCTTTTGCCAAATAAGATTGACCACCGAATTTATCGATAAAAGATTTTAATTTTTTATTCATTTTAATACCTTTAGTTATTGATTGGATCTAATATTAATTCCTTAAGGTATTAAAGTCAATACTTAAAAGTTCATTTATTTTTATAACTTAGGGTATAAAATGAGTATAGGAGAAAATTATGAAAACATTAGCAGACAGACTTAAATCATTGTTAATAGAGAAAAATATATCTCAAGCTGATTTAGCTAGAGATGTTGGTGTTGCTCAACCAACTATCTTTAAAATAGTTAATGGAGATACCAGAAACCCTAAAAATATAGTAGAAATTGCTAACGCATTAGGTGTAGATCCTCACTGGCTAAAAACTGGCGAAGGTGAGCAGACGCAAATAGAAAACAATGTAATTTCTGCGATGAGCTATGAAGAAGATGAAGAACATCAATATTGTATTCATCAATTAGATGCTTATGCCGTTGCAGGCAGACAGGGTTTTATTAATCAAGAATTCCCTGATATTGTGCGATCAATCTATTTTTCGCAACAAGGATTATCTGAAATTGTTGGAATTAACAATGCTGACGGTATTAGCATGATTTCCGTGCCAACAGACTCAATGTCCCCAACAATCGAAAAAGGAGATATTGTGTTTATTGATACTCGTATTGATTGCTATAACGGCGAGGGGATTTATATTTTTGATTTAGACGGAGAAACCTATATTAAACGTTTACAGAAAATTCCATTCCAAGGAATGTTAGCGTTATCTGATAACGAACGGTATAAGCCGATTCCAATTAGTGATAAAGATTTTAGTTCTGCTGTAATTCGCGGCAAATTTATCAGAGTTTTACCAATCAATCCGAGGGATTTGTAATGCGTTATTTTGTTTATATAAATTCTTACGGTGAGATTAAATCATTTGCTGTGAAAGCTGTTAAAGAGGATGAAATTTATCTTTACGCTTATAGTGATGAAAAAGAAAGAACTATAACATTTCGTAAAGATAGAATTATTCAAGATTTCTCTAATATTGATGAGGCTAACCGTTATTTGGAAATCATTCCTGATACTGTTATCAATCAATTCTTAACATTAGTGAGTTCACACAAAAAAGAATTATCTTATAAATCATCCGCATTGCAAACAATAACTTTTTGTTTTACAGGTTTCAAAAAAGAACAAAAAGAAAAGCTACAAAAATTGGTGGCAGAGTGCAAATTACATAGCGTAACAGATGTATCAACTAAAGTTGATTATTTAGTGGTATGTGAAAACTCAAAAACAATAGGACCAAGTAAATTAGCTAAAGCAGAAAAATATGGAATAAAAGTAATTTATGAAAACCAATTTATTTATATGTTAGAAACAGGGGAAATTCCAGAATGAAAAAACTACTACTTCTCATCACCGCATTATTATTAACCCAGTCTGCATTAGCAGATAATTTAGATAAATCTAGAGATAAAGTTAAACAAATTTTTGTTAGTAAGCAAGAACCGACAGCTATTGATGCTGTTTGGACTAGCGATAATGTTTTTAAAGTCGGGGTTCATGATGATGGTTCTAGCAGAGATGGCTATGCAGAATATGTTTGTCAAGTGCTTTATGAGCATGGCTTTAAAGGTAAAAGTGTTCTAGTGCGTGTTGTTGATATAGATAAAATTGTACAAACTGGTGAATGGATAAATCTTGGAACAGCACAATGTAATTAATTAAATAAAAGATGGTATCTATATGAAAAAATTACTTCTTATCATCAGTGCATTATTATTAACCCAGTCTGCATTAGCCGCAAAACAAGAATATAGTTGCGATGACGGCAAACGCTACTGTAAAGAAATGCGTACTTGTGAAGAGGCTAAATACCATTTAGAACAGTGCGGCTTATCTCGCCTTGATAGAGATAAAGACGGTGTGCCGTGTGAGAGTTTGTGTGGAAAATCTATTCAATCATAATTATTATTCTTCAAATAAATATGGAGCTATAAAAATGACTAAGCCCGAAATTCCTTCAATGAAAATATCTCATAATATTGTTGAGCATTTAGGCTTAAAACTATATCAGAATAAGCCGACAAATGTGATTGCCGAGCTTGTTTCAAATGCTTGGGATGCTAATGCAACAGAATTAAAAATTGACATAGTTAATGATAAATCTAATAAATTTATTTCTGTCAATGATAATGGTTGCGGAATGGACATAGATGTTTTAAAAAACACCTATCTTGTCATTGGCAAATCTAAATATAATACATTGGAAGAACAAAGGGAAATATCTGAAAGAACACGACGAAAACCAATGGGGAGAAAAGGGATTGGTAAGCTAGCACCGTTTGGTATTTGCCGACAAATGCATGTGATAACTGTAAAAGATAAAAAAATAAATTGGTTGCGTTTTAGTTATGATGATATGATAGCTATTGGAAAGACCTCTTCTGTAGAGGAATATCGTCCTGAATTTATTTTCTTTAGTGAAGAGCTATGCTCTTATGCGATCTCTAACATTCCAGAGAATTATGCATTTCTAGAGCCTCATATTCATTCATTTCTTGATGAGAAGAAAAATACTAATACAACAGGAACTTTAATCATTTTAACTGAGTTAAAGTTAAAGAAAGCCATATCTCCTGAATCACTTATTCAATCTATTGGTCAGCGTTTTACAGTAACATTAGATAGACCAGATTTTAACATTTATATTAATCAAACATTAATTAATGAGAAAAACGCATTGCCAACTTGGGAATTTCGAATTCCTGATAAGGGAACCACTAACATAGATGTAAATGTCAATGGGGAATGTAAATCCATTAAATATTGGATAGGTTTTGTCAAAGAGGCTGAATGGCCTACAGAGCATGCTGGTATTGGTATTTATGCTCATGGAAAAATAGCTCAGGATCGCCCTTTTTTCTTTAAAGTGCAAGGTAGAGAAATCCTCTCTCGCTATATGTATGGGGTTATTGAAGCTGATCTTATAGAAGAATTAGAAGAGGATTTAATTTCTACAGATAGAACATCTATTAATTGGGACAACTCAGCTTTTGAAGACTTTTTTGCTAAAGGTCAGGAAATTACAAGAAAAGCCTTAGATGAGTATTTAGAACATCGAAAAAAGTTAGATAAAAAAGAAAATACAGAAATAATCAACAAAGTAGTAACGAATAACAAAAAAATAAAGTTAAACGAAAAGGAAAAAAGTTATTTAGGTGAATTACTGAATGAAATAACGCCAGCACTAGGAAAAGACAAAAGGAAAAAAGAGGAATTCACTGAAGCCCTAGCAAAAAGCTGGATAAATGAACCTTCCAGACGTATGGTGAAAAAATTATGGAGTGATGTAAAAGAGGATAGTTTAGAACAATTACAGCACACCTTATTCCAATTAAGCAATGAATTAGTACCGCAAAGTTTAAATTTAACAAGAACATTTGCCCAACGTGTATTTGCTTTAACTAAATTGAAAGAACGTATTGAAGATGGTAGGGAAACGCCCTTACAAAAATTACTAGAGGATTTCCCTTGGATTATTAGTCACACATATGAAAAGTTCACGCAAAGGCAGAGTTTAACAACTGTTATTAGGAAAGCTGAAGAAGAAAAAAGGTGGGGAGCTCGTGATTTACCTCTAAGAAATGGGAGCACACAGCCTGATTTTGTTTTCCTTGGTACTTCCAACGATTACGAATTTTTGGTTATTGAATTAAAAGCAAATGATACGGCAAATTATGAGAACTTTGCTCAATTAAGAAGTTATGTCGAATTTTTAGAGCAGAAATATAGTAGTACAAATGTAAAAGGTATTTTAATTGCAAGATCTTTAGATAAAGATGTTGAAAGGAAAATCGATGACCATAGTTCGCTTGAATTTATGTCTTGGGATACATTATTGAAAAGATCTCGCCAAGAATATATTACTTTCTTGACAGCTCTTTTGCTGGTTACTGATGAAAACCCTCAAGATGCTATTGATTGGGGAGGAAAAGAAATTGAAGAATTCTTACAGCAGATGGCTCAAAATGATGAGGATATTAAAGCAATGATGGATAAATATAACCAGCAGATTAAATCTGCTGGTTGAGTATATTAGAAATGATATTTCCTATATGATAGGTGACGGCACACGGTACGGCTTCACCTATCATTTCTCTTATACGGTGAGCTTTACGAATAAACTGCTCTTCAGGCCATTTAAAAGAATAAGGTATTGTTTGCACTAAAGCACATTCCCGCACGCTTAAGACCCTATTTTGTACAGGATGCAGTTTTATATCACTGCTAAATGCACCACTATTTGTTGTTATTGTAGACGCTAATCCCGATGCTGACATTCTACGGTAACTTGTTTTGAAACCTTTAATAGCCCTTATTGATCCATCAGCATTTTTTATGTGAGGACGATTAGTTAAAGGGGCGCTACAATGAGGACAATACATTTTTCCGAATTCTATTTTTGCATGACAATTTGGACAATCATTTTCCCATGCACTTTTTCCGGAATAGGCTGGAATATCTTTAACCCAAGAATAATGATGTTCTTTTAAAATAGGGACAATATGTAGTTTATCTGATTTACAGTATGAGCATTCTTCACTTGAACTATCTAATTTTGGAAGATCTTTAAATAATTCAAGTAAATTCTTAGGTGTATCCTGTATAATTTTATCCCACAATAAGGGATTTAATTGTTCCTTTTTAATTCTATATTTTTGAGCCAGGTCACGTCGAATATAAATAATAAGAGATCGCTTTCTATTTTGTGGAACACCAAAGTGCGAAAAACATAAACTGCCCTTCCATCCCATATAATCAGCTAATTTTTCTTCTAGAATATTTCCTATTTTATCAATTACGCCTGAATTATTATCTTTAATAATTCTCTCCAAAAAATTTGGAACATTTTCAAAAATAACAAACTTAGGTTTTAATTTGTTTATGATATAAATTGCCTCAAGAAACAATGTATTACGAATATCTTTTTCCGCAGATAAATAATCTTTTCGATTACCACGCATTGAATTTGCGGTACTAAAACTTTGGCAAGGTGGAGTTGCTATAATTAGATCAATTTCTTGATTGATAAAACTATTAACAATTTTATCTTTATCCTCTTTTATATCCCCAAAAGTTGGACAGTCGAAGTTTTCTTGATGAGTTTTCCTTCTATTCAGATCCAATTCACAAGCAGCAAAGCATTTCCCGCCAGCCATTTCTAGTCCATAATCAGCAATGCCAGCACTTGAGAACAAGCTAATAAAATTAAATTTATTTTTTTGTAACCTGTTGTTTTTTTTAATAAAGTTGTCAAAACTAATATACATAATAAGATATTATACATGAACTAATTATTATTAAACTTTTCCTAGAGTAACATAAAACTAAAGAATAAGCACGTGGCACATATTAGTTTTTATAGCGTATAAAATTAAATTTTTAATTCTAATTCTAACAAACTTGTAAACCCACTCCCCCCAATACTATGCGTTACCTTAGTAATAATCCATTCCGAACTATCAATCATTGATTTAAACCCTTGCACAGTTACAGGCAGTTCAGGAATAAGTTCAGGTCGTCCATAAGCCAGTGTGAGAGAAAAACTGGCAACACCACGCTTCATTTTATCAAATGCCGCTTTCGCACTATTGATAGCTCGTTTTTCAGACGTATAGGTAGTGCGTAAAGTCAACATCTGATCAGCGTCGCTTTCCACAGGTTGATGCTGTACTAATACCTTTTGTTTGTTTTTACTGACTTTCCCTGTTTTGGTAATGATGTTTTTCCGTTGAATTTCAGAATTTTTATCAATGATAACTTCGCCTTTCTTTCCCGTATTCATATCGTACCAATAAGCACGCACAGCGGTGTAATTATCACTTTCTATCAATGAAAAATTAAAACTATCGCCAACTTGACGAGTAATCAGAATCGGTGGTAATGGTTTGTTATTAACAGTTTTTCCTTTGCCTGTTGGCATAAAGAGTAATTTGCCATTTTTGATAGTAGCAATGGCATCATATTCTTCGGCTAGTCTTGATAGTAAATTAATGGTGCTTTCATTCGTTTGGTCAAGATGATCAATCAGTTTATCTTTAAAATCTGGACTACATAACGGTTCGAGATTGTTCTCTTTTGCCAGTTGCTCTATGAGCTTACCGAAAGTAATACGATGAAATGATCGTTCTTTTTTACTATGCAATGAGCCGCGTAAATCAGCACTTTTTGCCCGAATAGTCAAGCTATCAGGCGTGCCGCTATATTGGATTTCGTCCACAATGTAGCTGCCTTTTGGGATTAGTTGCTGCCCTTTCCAACCCATCGCCACATCAATTTTTGCGCCACGGCTTGGCAACATTAATGCGCCATCGTGATCGCTAAGTTGCAAATCCAACTCGTCCGCCTCAAAGCCACGGTTATCAATCAAGGTGAGCTGCATTAAGCGTTGGCTGACTTGTTGGGTGATGTCCTGCTCGCCATTTTTACTGCTCACACTGATGCGAAATTGCGGGATTTTGTGATTGGTTTCCAACATTCGTTGGTAAAATTCGTCATAGTGCATTAGACAATCAATCCTTTCACGGCATCACCAAGATCAGCCAAAAGGCTGTCATCAGTGCGTTTTAACTTCATCGAGAAATCAATACGGCGTGCTTTACCATCGGCAAAAAACACCGATTGCGTTTCACTAATTTCTTCGATCACATACCAGCCCAACACCATAAAATTTGAGCCGTCAATTAAGGGATAAGGCTCGCCTTGCTCAGCAAGGGCTTGTAAGGTGGCAATGCTCATTTCGCCCCCTGTGATACTCGGCATTAGCACACCTTGAATGGTGATGCTTTCGCTTTCCTTGCCCACAAACTGGGCTTTGGGCATTCGCCCAATCACCGAATTTGTCGGGTGTCGCCACTGTGCAGAGCGCTGCGTTTCTTGGTAGGGTATGGTTGAGCGCATAAACACAAAAAAGCCATAAGCCATCATTGCAAAGTTTTGTAGCATTGTTTATTCCTGTAAAAAGTGCGGTGAAATTTTCGCAAATTTTGCACCGCACTTTATTATTCTTGATATTCTGCCCGTTCACGGGCTTTTTCCCGCCATTGCATTAATTCTTCCAACTCCATTTCATCAAACACGTTGGGCGACCAATGGAACACGGTGGCAATGTCTGCAATGGCATCTTCCACCGTGGCTGGGATAAGTAAAGGGGCTAGGCTTCCATTACTGCTTCGGTTGGTTCGGTTTTCACGAAAAAACCAACAATTTCCGAGCAAATCGCTGTGAAATCAATCGGGTCAAGGTTTAGCACTTCCGCTTTGGTTAAAGCTGGCGAAGTTACGCGTGGCAATAATTGGCAGTAGGCATCCACGTCCATTTGCATTACATCAAACATTTTTAACCCTTTTAATGCCGCAATATTGGGTTTCAATACGCTGATTTCAGTGATTTCTTTTTCGCCACGCACAAGGGCTTGGATTAAGGTAACTTGTTTGGTGTTTTGGTTTGCTTTTTTCATTCTCTATTCCTTTTCGCTTTCAAAAAATGCCCCTTGCGGGGCGGTGGTGTATTCGTTATAAACCAATGGCTTTGCGGTGTTCCGCTAGGCGGTCTTTGCCGTTCACCACATAAATATCATTGATCAAATCAATCTCAATCAAATCTTTACCATTGACAATCAGTTTGTAATAGGTCAATGCAGCTTTGTAGGTTTCTTCCGTGTCATCACCTGCTTTTGATGCGCCACCGTCAATTTCGGTGTAACGTCCACGGGTTACTACTTCCACAGCTTCCACTTCGCCTGTATCGTCACGTTGATATGAGCCGGCATAGCGTAACGCCACACCATCAATATTCGGGCTGCCAAAAAACTCTTTCATCTCGCTCATCAAGCCGCCGAATTTCACTTCCATTTCCAGCTTTTCAATGCCAAGATCGATGGCAACATCACCCAACATTCCGCCCGAGCGATAATCTTCGGTTTTAATTGCTAATTTCGGCAAGTTCACTTCGGTCACTTCGCCTTTGTAACCTACGCCGTCCTGAAATAGGTTCATAAATTTTAGTTTACGCGGTAAAGCCATAGTTACTCCTTATGCAGTGATTTTAGCGGCGTATTCCGCTAAATAACGATCGGTGATACGCTGACGGAAATTAAGATTTTCCAACGGTGGCACTGGGGTGTAATCATAATCAATGTACAATTTACCCGCTTTTAGCGTGTCTTTGTCGTTGATCTCGGTGTCATACCAGGCTTTGGCATCAACAATGTAACCCAAGGCTTTCAGCTCACGGAACTTGGCATTGACCCCTTCAATGATGTCTTTGATCAGCGCAGGTGTCATTGGTTTATCAATCGCCCAAGCGTGCGCATCAGCAATGGTGTCGCGTAAGATCTGCGCCGTGCGGGTGTAATTTTCAAATTGGAATAACGGGTCGTCAGAACAGGTGCGTGAACCCCATAAACGGTAGCCATTGAAATTAATCGGCACGGTGATTTTCTTTTCGTTCAGAAAATTTGCGTCCGTGCTGGTGTCCTGAATATCAAAGGTAATATCACGAGTTACACCACTTACCCCCTCAACTACCACATTAGAAATGGTTTTATGCCAGCCAATGGTTTTATCTAGGTAAGCACGCAATCCAAGGGCATTTGCCACCGCACTTTCTGTTTCTGTGCGTTTTGTGGTGACATCAAAGGCAGAAAAATCACCGTGGATCACCATCACTTCACGCTGACCGAAATTTTGTTGATAGGTAACGGCTTGTTCTTTGGTGTAGCAGTTATGTGCGGAAACATAAGCAAAGGCATTGAGTTTTTTCGCAATCGCAGCAAGCTCGGTGGCGACTTCTTTATTATCTAAATACGGCACGCCTAAAATACGCGGTTTAACGCCCAATTTCGCTTGCGCCACAAGCAAGGCTTTCAAGCCTGTATATTGTCCGCTGCCTGTTACTGTACCAATCACATTCGCCGTGGTTGCCGCGCCCTCATCGCTTTCGTCATCGCCTTGTTCCACACGCACCACCACCGTGAGCGTGTTTACTTGGTTGCTAATGGCTTTTAAGGTTTTAGCTAGCGTGCCTTGCGTGCCTGCTTTGGCAATGCCAGCCATTGTGTTGGTAAGTAAAACAGGGGTGTTAAGTGGATAAGCCTCGGCATCAGCATCATTTGCGGTGCAAACAATCCCAATCACAGCCGTGGACGGTGTTTTGATTGTGCGCGTACCTTCGTTGATCTCGATGATTCGCACGCCGTGTAAATAGTCCATAAATAGCCCTTTTGGTTAGGTTGATTAAATTTAGGGCTATTTTGCAAGGTGCGGAAAAAGTTAGCGAGCGAGTTTAGGTGTGAAAAAGGCGACCACAAGATCGCCTTAAAAAATAAGTTAAATCACTTTAAAGTCTTCAGGATATTGCCTGCGCTTTAACTCGCTTTCGTACGCTGTTTTGCAATGATTTTTATCAAAAAATAAACTATTTACAAAACTGTACCAAAAACGCCAACGGGCTTTTGGCTTATCGGCAAGTACCGCTCCGCGGTAGCAACGACTGGAAAAGGTTTCATCTGCCCCGCCGCCACTAACCGCATTAAACCATTGGTCGGTGGCAATCAAAACGTGATAGCACCAACGTTTAAATTTACTTTTCTTGCGCATTGTTATGTTCCTCGTAAGTTTCTGACCAGCCGATAGACCAGTCATATTCAGTTGGATTTTCTTCCGCCTCAAGCAAAACTTTGTGCATATAGGCGTTTTCAAACATTTTTTCTTTGAGATTTTTCACCGCATTCCACACGGCTTTGAATTTGTCAAAATCCAGCGGTTCGGCGGTGTTATCCGCACAAATTAGCGTGAAAATGCGTGGCTCGCCGTTATCTTCTTTGCCGTTTAAGTCAAAATCAGCTTTGATTTCGACTAATGTCGCACGGCCTTTTTCGTCCGTATCCACCCATTTTTGGATTGCTGGCACGTAAACACCACCGTTTACGCACCCATCGCGTTTGGCGTTGATTTGCGTGCGGATTTGGTTTCGTTGTTGGGCAAGCAATTCGGCTTGTTTTGACTCATCAAGTACCCATTTACCATCCTGCCAAATGTGCGAAAAGCTTGGAGCTTTGCCTGACCAACGCAATTTACCACTTTCCACCCAAACTATACCGCCGCCTGTTATACTTTCAGAAATAGCATTAATCTCTTCTTGTGTTTCAATCAGATAACAACCGTCTGGTATAGGTTCAACTACATCTCTAAAACAATAATCATTCAAACTAAACAACATCATCAATACCCCCACCCAATACAATGCACCTGTATAGTGACGTTCGAACCCGAACAGTACACTTTTACTTTATTACTACCAATACTCTGTATACCGAGACTGTATTTACCGCCCCCAAAATCTGTTGCTGTTGGTATATAAAAACCATTAAAAGATTCAGGCAACCAAAGTTCGGTATCTCTACTTATATTTACTTGCATGATAATTATTTTTAAACCAGAACCATCCGCTCTTAGCGGTATTTTGAACACTTGCGCACCCAAATAGTGATTAGGATACCAGTTGTCATATGCTTTTGTTTTATCCATAAATCTATCGCCAAGCCAGCCGTACATCTTTGACCAAATATTACCTTCGTGCGTCACAGTCATGACATGCTGACGACGGTCAGTGTTGTAATCGTTGCCAGGCGGTGTGGCAAAGATACGTAATTCATCAGCCCAGCCACCGACGTCAAATGCGTGTAAAGAAACTTGCGGATATCTCCCATTACAATTTACAAAGTCGATTCCGCTTGACGCTTGCCCCGTGCTTTTAATTGTTAACCAAGCGCCCGTGTTTTCTATACTCAACCAGTTCATTACGTCACCAGTTTTATGTACAACTTCATGGTCTATCGCCAATGTACCTGATTTAGCCGGCACAAAAGTTTCATACGCATCTTGTGTCCAAAATTTCCACCGCTTATCTGGCAATGCTTCAAGCCTACTTAACCAATTACCTGCATTACCTTGCCTAATTACATCAAATCCTCCGAATTCGCTATTAGGTGTATTAACAGATATATATCTACCCGTTACGTTAATGTATGGCGCTATTAAATCACCGCTTAGATTTCCCCCAGTTATCGGCAAACTTGCTGCTTTCGCATTAATTTCAGCTGTTTCAGCACGTTTATATGCCGCATTGGCTTTATTCACACCATCTACTGCTTTGTCATAGGCAGTTTTGACGGCTTTACTGGTCGCCACGGTTTCACTGCTGGTTGAAGCGACGGAATCGGATTTTTTACTGCTTGGAATAGCGGCATTGGCGGTCGTTTGTGCATTATTCGCCGCCGTTTGTGCCGCATCGGCTTTATTCACACCGTCTACTGCTTTATCATAGGCGGTTTTAACCGCTTTACTGGTCGCTACAGTTTCACTGCTGGCTGAGGTGACGGAATCGCTACGGTGCAGTTCGGTTAAAATCTCTTTCTTGCCTGCATATTCACCCCCTGAGTTCCAGTTCATCACATAAGCTTTATAATTAGTTAAATTAAAGCCTAGGCTTTTAGCATACCCTGCAGTATTGCCGCCATACGAACCGATATGAATTTGAAAATAAGGCAAATCTTCATTATTAAGAGTGGCACTGCCGGCATAAAAGCCGCTGTAATCCCATTTCTTTTCAGACGCGCCGTAATTTGCTTTTAATTTCAAGCCGCCTGTCATCTCGCCGCCGCTTTTACTGACGCGCGTGTTAGCGTTGTCGTCGGCAGCTTTGGCTTTGTCATAGGCGGTTTTAACTGCTTTCGGCGTAGCTGCTTTATTTTCTGCCTTGCTGTTTATGCTGCTGTCTAGCTCAACAATACCCGCTTGGCTGGTACTGGCTTTGTCGATTTCGTGGCTGTGACCGGTTTCGTCCACCGCATTTTTTGTGATTGCGGTGATGGCTTTCGGGGTGAGTTGGCCACGGGTAACGAAAATCACGCTGTCATCCACTTTAAGGGTAATCGCATCTGATGAGCTAACCAACAAGATCATTCTCACCACTTGCACTTTGCCGCTGCCACTGGTTAATTCTGGTTTAAAGC